TGCCGTTTATTTTCCCTTTAGTTTTATTCTTTCTGTCTTTGATCGGGTTAAAGGTTTTAAGTTTTCCTTTTACAAGAATAAACATATATTCAAAAACCGGAGCATATCTGGTTTTTAAAGAACCTACTGCGGTAAAACTCCCCTTATTCCATATCATAGTATCGTGAATATTAAAACCACATTCTTTAAAATATAAAGCTTGTTTAAAACTTGTGCCTGTTTCACTTCCTTTTATTGTTGCGTCGTTTACTATCCAAACTACAACACCGCCGTCCGCAGTTATTTTATATAATCTTTCTATTACCTGCTTCCAAATTGTTTCATTCCATTTTAAAGACCCTTCGTAAGTTCTTAAATTATCGTAAGGTGGCGAGGTAGCTGTTAAATCAACTTTTACACCTTTTTCAATTAGTTCGTCCATAACTTTTAAACAGTCTCCATTATATAAATCTATCATTATTCTGCTCCTATATTTGGATTATCTGGTGTAAAGTTTTCAAGTTCACCTTCATATTTAACCACTTCTTTATCATCTGCGATTATTTCCATTTTCTTTAACTCATTAAACCAAGTTTCAAAAGTAATTTTGCCACTCATTAATGAAGAAAGTAATGCTGTGATTAATTGAGGGTCGACCTTGGCAATTTCAAAATCTTTGTTGATTTCTATGTGATCAGAATCAGTAATTGTTTTACCTTCCCACATAAATATCAAATCGATTACTGCATTCATACCACTTTCGACTGAATTAGCTATTGTGATTAATGAAACTGTCTTGCCTGCCTGTTTATAGTTGGCTTCTGTTGCAGACTGCTCGCCTTTTATGTCTGTACCCATAGAGTTTAGCACTTGACTTGCGATAAGCTCTTTATTATCTCTAAGATTGATTACTAATGCTTCTGCAACTGCTCCAGAGAATTCAAGAACGCCGAATTTGGCTTCAGGTCTTGAAGATGTGTACATTATATTAGCTCCTCTTTGTGTGAAAGCTTCTGCTTCTTCTTCCATTTATCCCTGTAGCCCACGGGGTCGCCAATGCTGTATAATGTAAGTTATATTTATAGTCTGCACTATCTGCATAATCCACATTTACTAAATCAGCAAGAAATTTTAACTTAGGTTTATATATTGTTGTTGTGTTGTCGATACCATTGAAGAATACAAAAGGTATTTTATCCATTAGTTTGCCGTCCGTTATCGGATTTTCTGTTTCTTTTAATACAAAATCTTTCTTGTCTTCGTCATCTCTGTATACTTCGTTATAATAAACACCGTCACGCATAATAAGTAATCTATATTGGTCTTTTTGTTCCTGTTCCAAATCGTCACCTTCTTTAACATCAATATAACTTTCTTTTAATACTACAAATCTTAATCTGCCGTCATTGAATAATCCGAAGTTAGTTATTGATAATGCAGGATAGAAAGTCGCTATAGCCTGTCTGCCTAACTTTTTTGCTTGACTTACTGTTAGAGTTTCTAAGTCTGTTTCGTCATCTAACCTTGAATAATCTACTAATATGCCACAAAATTGAGTTTCATTTAATTCTTCTGTGACCTTTGCGATTAGTTCTTCTAATGTCGAATTAGAATTATCTATGTTGTTATTAATATATGGTAATGTTTTATATTCTGGAATTACTGGCGATGTTCTCAATATCATTCCTGTATTAGTTTCAACTGCTACATCTACCGCCGGAGATATTACTGCTCTTTGACGATATTCTTTATAAAATATATCATCTGTTGCCATCAAGCCCGGAAGTCTATCAAGATATGTTGTCTGTGCGTCTTTTACTGTCTGCATATCTCTGAAATCCTCAATCTTCTTCCAAATCGGTTGATATATCTGTATTTCCTTGCTTATTACTTTAACATCTGTTGCGCTCATTTTAACTCCTTTTAAGTGGGTTTTTGTCACACTTTTACAAAATTTTATTTGGCTGTATTGCTGCCTTTGTTTAACTTTACCCACCTTATGAGTAAAAGTCGTTTTTATCGTTTTATCGTCCTACTATCATTTTGGTAGTCTGTTTATCTATTAATTTCATTCCTACACTAAGGTATCTGAAAGCGTCAGAAGTGTGCGAACTCCAGTCGTGTACAGGCTTTGCTTTAAATACTAACTTCTTTTCGTCATATTCTTTACGGTAATTCTTTAAACAATTCAATCCTTCTTTTGTCAACTTCTTATCGAAGTAACTGTTCATCAATGTACGTCTTGAACTCTCTATTCCATCTTGAATGCTGATACTAGGGCATATAAGAAAGTTTAATCCTTGTTTCCTTGCGACGTCTATTCTTGCTTCACCTGTGCTGAATTCTCTTACTCTTATGTCGTGTGGTGCTATGTGTGAGCCGTATTTATAAGGCTTAGTCCATAGAAACTCTATGTAATGTGGCAATCCTTCACCAGAGTTCTCGTAATGATCTATTATTCTGACCTCGCCGTTATGCAACTGAAAGAACCAAATAGAAGTGCTATCAGATACACCTAAATCCCAAGCAGTATGCACTTTTAAGTTCTTATCATATATATTATCAAGTATTCTTTCATTTTCTTCAAGGAATTTTATTTGCCTTGTATAATACGAACCATTAATTGAAGCTTCAAAACTACAATAAAACTCTTGCAATATCATATCTTCTGACATTCCACTATCTCTTTCTTCTTGTATCAATTCTGGCGTTATAACCGGTGTTCCGTCTGGTTTCTTCGTGTCATCTGCTGTTAATATGCTACAAAACCATTTAGCATTATTCTTTGCCATCTCGTATAGATCATAAGCGTGATTTTTCCCTCTTGGAGTAAAATTGAATATCGCCCACCCACCATTTTCTGCCAATATTGGTCTTATGAAAGCCCAAGCCTTCGGGTTCTGTAGCGAATATTCAGAAAATACGCACCCAATCGGGTTTGTACCTACCACGCTGTCTATTTTATCAGTTCCAACCACTTGAATAAACGAGCCATTAACTAGCTCTATCAACATTTCTGTTTCATTCTTAGATTTAATCAATTGTTTCGGTATATAGTCTAAAAACCGTCTTCCTTCTTTTGTCATACCTTTCCACAATATCTTTTTACCTTGTGCATACGTCGGGAATAGATAGTAATAAGTTCCTAAACGCCGTATAGCACCCTTCAAAAGAATGTTTAGAAGTGTAAGGTCTTTTCCTGCTCTTCTATGCCAACAAATAAGCCCACGCTTGATATTTGCGTCGAATGCTTCAAACAACGGCAATTGATATTCTCTCGGCTTATATTTGTAAGGTATTTGTATTCTCATTTAGTGTATTTTACTTCCTCTATTGTTAGGTTACCTGCGTGTTCTATCTTACTTGAATTGTTATATTTAAAATTGTTTGTAGCACTAAAAGAAGCCCCTTTGTGCTTATCTTTATCAAATAATGCTTCAGAGTTCCAACCTTCAACTATGTCCTTCGCACGTGTAACCGTGTCAAAATACTCTTGTTTGTTAGTGTAATTAATAAGTGTTTGCCTGTTTGTTCCCAAGAACACAGCAAGAGAAGCAATAGTCATTGGTCTATGTTGTTCATAAATATATTCGTTTGTTTCTGGGTCTTTTAAAAATTCCCCTGTTTTCTGTATATATACTTTTCTGTATCTGCTTTTAAAATATTCATCTATTTTCTTTTGTAGTTCTTCAGGAGTTTTAAATTTTAGTGGTCTTCCTCCCTTATTCTTCTCTGTCATATTATTCCTCCTTTTGTGACCTGTAAAAATTAGGTATATTAGAAAAAGTATTCAACTTACACCATTCTGGATTTTCATCATCTGGATTTACATACCCTTCTATGTTTTGTAATTCCATACAGCGTTTATTTTCTATATCACATAGTATACATTCTTTACATTTCATTTTAATACTCCTTTTGTGACCTGCCGAATTCCTTTAAAATCGGGCTGTCCTCTGGTATCAATCTATTACTACCGCAAATTGTGCATATCCTGTCTGCGTTAGCAACTCTCCAGCAACTATA